GCGGGAGATGTTGCCATCGGTGCTGTCGGCGCGGCCATCGGTTCAGGCTTCGTCTTCACCTTCTACGCCGCGAGCGGCGGTATGTGGATTCCTGGAGCGGCGTCGGACGCCAACGGCATCGCCCTGATCGAGGTCGCAGACACAGCGAACACCTACGACGGAACTTTTATCTGGGAGGAATAGCCCGGTATGGCTAGGACCGGGGTAGGCCGAAACCACAAGGGTGAGGAAGAACCGCTTAGGGGTCCGTTCCTCTACAGCCACGCCGCCGAAGCTGCCGGCGAAGACGCAACCGCAACCACGGCGACCATCGACGTAACTGTATCGGTCCCGGCGGTAACGGTTCTAGCGGCGGCCATCGCTATACCGAGCACCATCGCAGTAGCAGCGGCTGTCCCCGCACCGACGATCCTGGCTGAGAGCCCCGATGCCACCCCAACTCCGGCCACGATAGCGGTCGCAGCAGCGGTTCAAACTCCCACTGTTCAGGGTGCAGCAAGGCCCACGCCGGCCACGGTAGCGGTTGCTGCGGCAGTTCAAGCACCGACGCCACTCGCTGGGGCTAGGACCACATCCAGCACTATCGCAGTCACCGCGGCTGTTCAGGCCTCAACTATCCAGGGTGCTGCCAGGCCGACCCCCGTAACGGTAGGCGTCTTAGCAGCAGTTCCCGCACCGACGATCCGTGGAACAGCGGTCGTTACGCCGAGCACCATCGCAGTAGCCGTCTCGGTGCCCCCCCCGGCCGTATTGGTCGGTGGCAACGCAACGGTCATCGCTACCACGGTGGCTGTCACCGCAGCCGTACAGTCCCCAACGATCCAGGCAACGGCACTGCCCGCCCCGACAACCATCACGGTATCGATTAGCGTCCCCGCCCCATCGGTTCGGGGTGCAGCGGTCATGGTGCCGGCCACCATCGCGGCTCTGTCCGATATACCGACGCCCTTCGTCTTCGGCGGCATTCCTGGTCTACCGGTCAAGGGACCGACCTACGGGCGCTCACTGGTGGGCGATGCCAACGACACCGAGGAACTCGCAGGTGCCCCCCGAGCGGTTCCGATTGGGGCAGGCAAGAACGATCTGGTGGAGGTCTGATGCAGACTAAGTGGCAGGAGAAGAACGTCGGGGTCTCCCTACGTCGTGGCAAGGCCACTAAGAAGCCCGTCATCAACGAGGACGACGGTACGCGGGCTGGCTACCACGTCGAGCACTGGGACGATCACCAGGATGCCGTAGCCCAACCCAAACCGATCGAGCTCAAGCTCGCAGTGAACGAGGAGGAGTAATGGCCTGGACCAAGAGTGGCCTGTACGCGCTGGCATTCCGGGATGCCCTAGATACATCGAACCTGGCGGTGGACTTCTTGTTGACTACCCACAAGATCGCCCTATACGACAACACCATCACACCGGCCTTTGAGTCCGAAACGGCCTATGCAACGACCGGAGAAGTGGTGGGAACGGGCTATACAGCAGGCGGTCAGGTTGTCGTATCCCCGACGTTCGCCGTAGCGGGTGCTACTGCTGTCCTAACATATGACCTCGGCGACCAAATCTGGGCCTCGCCCACATCGGTAACCGCTCGTGGGGCCAAGCTCTATGCCGATGCCCTGGCTGGCAATGACCTGCTCGTGGGTGTCAACTTCGGATCAGATTTCACCTCTACCGCTGGCACATTCACCATTCAGTGGGCAGCTGGTGGCGTTTTCACGATTACCTTCGCACCGTAATGAGCCGAACTCGCTGGCAGCGTAAAAGCCCCGATATGTACTGGAAGCAGGGCGATACTGCCCCTGCTATCGCAGAGCAGCTCTTCGATGGCCTAGGTGTAGCGGTAAACCTTACTGGTGCCTCAGTCAAGTTCATGATGTGGGGACCAGGAGACGCAGCAGTCAAGGTGAATGCTGCTGCCACGATCACCGATGCTGCTACTGGGAAAGTGAGTTACACCCCATCAGCTAGCAACACCGATACACCGGGCGACTTTCTTGTTGAATGGCAGGTCACCTTCGGTGGTGGTGCTATTGAAACCTTCCCTAACTCAGACTGGCAGAAGGTAAGGGTGAAGGATGACATCGCAGCCTAAGGCCAAGCGACGTCAGTTCGGTAGGGGATACAGCCCCAACCCACCCCCCGGTAGGTACTCCTCCCAGCACCAGAGACTAGCCAAGGTGGTCACTATGGATGCGGTCTGTGAGATGGCTGATCTAGGTGGGTGTGATGGGCCACTAGAGGCAGACCACATCGTGCCTAGAGATGCGGGTGGAGAGAGCACGATCGAGAACCTACGTCCTCTATGCCGTAGGCACAACCGTCAACGTGGAAATGAATACCGAAATCGAAAACGAAAATGAAAAGTGAAGACGATTTTTTCCGGTCGCGTAGCAAGACTCAAAGCCGACGCCCTCGCGAAAAAAATCCCCCCTTCACGCCTGAGCACTACAAAGCGTGGGCTCACGACCTGATCCTGGACTCCGGAGAGCCCTGGGTGGTCGAGGGGTTCCAGCTGGACTTCCTCACCGACGTGTTCCACGGGTACTCGGAGTGCTGGCTGGTCGTGCCTGAGGGGAACGCCAAGACTACCCTCGTCGGCGGGCTCGTTCTTTACCACGCGGAGTTCGCCCCCTGGGCCAACGTCACGGTCGCGGCATCCTCAAGGGACCAAGCCGAACTGCTCTACCGGGCATCTGCCGACTTCGTGCTCCGATCTCCAGGACTTGAGAAGACGTTCCGGCCCTATGACGGCTACCGGCGGATAGTCCATCGGGAGAATCAGTCCCGCATCCAGATCTACGCAGCCGACGACCGCACCGGGGATGGGGTCAAGCCCACGCTGGCGGTGCTCGAGGAGCTCCACCGTCATCGCGATCTCAGGCTTTACCGGACCTGGCGGGGCAAGATCGAGAAACGTGGCGGGCAAGTCATTGCCATCAGTACGGCCGGCGAGCCCGAGGGCGAGTTCGAGGAAGTCCGCAAGGCGATGCGGGATGAGGCCACCGAAACCACGCACAAGGGACGGTGCTTCACGCGGGCAGCCTCGAAGACGGCCGTACTCCACGAGTACGCCATGCCGGATGACGGTGACCCCGAAGACCTTGACCTAGCACTTGAGGCCAACCCGCTCAAGATGATCGACATGGCGACTCTGGAACGTAAGCGGTCCTCGCCCTCGTGGAATCTCGGCCATTGGAACCGTTTCGTGTTGGGCAGGCCATCCAGGCTGGATTCCTGGATCGATGCGGCGGTGTGGGATGCGCTCGCAGTAGACATCGGTGGCATCGAGTCTGGAGACGAGGTCTTCCTCGCCGTGCGCGTGACCCAGGGCGGGGGATGTGGCGTCGGTATCGCTGCCCCGAAATCCGAAGACCGGGTGGCGGTGGCATGCGAGATGCTGCCCTACGACTTCCCTGGGCTTGAGTTCAGGCTCAGGCAGCTGGATGAGCTCTACAAGGTTCGGAACATCTACGGCTATGCCCCGCAGTTCGGGATCGGTGTGGACGTGATGCGGGACCACGGCCTACCGATGGAAGACCTGGCCCAATCCCCGATGCGTCTCATGGAGGCTACCTCGACTTTCCGAACGCTCGTCGCATCTCATCGCCTAATTCACGACGGCGACCCGGTCCTCCGCAAACAGGTTCTCTCAGGCAGGGTCAAGGAGGCTCCCACGGGCTCATATCTCCTACCGACGAAGGAAGTGCAGGGTCTCGTGGCAGTCATCCTCGCTGCCGATCAGGCTTCGCAATGGTCCCCCCGCCCGCTCGTTCTCTTGCCGGCGGGTGTTGGGTAGATGGCCTGGTTCAAGCGCGATAAGCCGGCTGCACAGTTCGAAATCTCCATCCCGGCCGAGATGACCGAGGCGATGACGGGTGGCGGCTCTATCGCTGCTCGTATCTCACGCGCTGAGGCGCTTCAGGTGCCGGCTGTCTTACGATCTCGAAATCTAATAGCCGGGACATTGTCCAGTCTGCCGGTTCATATCCGGGACAAGGAACGCAGGATTGCCACCCCGACGAGACTGTTGGAACAGATCGACCCAAACATCCCAAACGTCGTCACATTCTCCCAAACATATGAAGACCTCCTATTCGAGGGCATCTCCTGGTGGCGAGTGCTCGAGATTGGCTGGCATGGCTACCCCACGTTCGCCGAGCACATCAACGTTGATCGTGTCCATGTATCGGGGGTAGACCTGCCGACGCTGAACGGCCACCGCGCCTTCGGCCCATTCCAGGTCTTCATTGATGGCATACCCGTGCCCGACGAGCAAGTCATCCGATTCGATTCGCCGAACCCAGCCCTACTGCGCTACGCAGCTCGTGCGATCAGGACATGCCTCAACCTGGACACCACGGCGTCGATGTACGCGACGGAGCCCCTACCGCTGGGCTATCTCTCCCCCCGTGATGGGGAGCGAGTCCGCGAAGATGAAGACGCTGTCCAGGAGATGTTGGACAAATGGGAGATCGCCAGGCGGTCTCGGGTCTGGGCCTATGTGGGGCAGGCCCTCGAGGCGAAGACGCTGCAGTTCAACGCCGAACAAATCCAGCTAGCGGACCAGCGCCAACATGCGGTGCTGGAGATCGCACGAGCGGCGGGCATCGACCCGGAAGACCTCGGCGTATCCACGACCTCCCGCACCTATCAGAACAGTGAGCAACGGCGAAGGGACCTGCTGGACTTCACCCTGACGGCCTACATGTCTGCGGTGGAGCAACGACTCTCGATGAGAGATGTCCTACCTCGGGGCTATGAGGCCAAGGTAAACCTGGATGCCTTCCTGCGGGCTGACACGAAGGCTCGCATGGAGTCCTACCAGATCGGCGTTCCGGTTGGGGCCTACACGCTATCGGAGATCCGGGAGCTCGAGGACCGCCCCGACATCCCGAAGTCGGCTCTGCCTAAGCCAGAGCCGGTACAGGAAACCCTGCCTCAAATGGAGCCCCAGACGAAGGAGGGATGACCTATCCCCTGGCATATCGAACATCGCGGTGAAGAGTTCTGCGTCATCAAAGATGCCGACAATTCGAATGAGGGTTGTCATGACACAGAGGCCGAGGCGCAGGCCCATATGCGTGCCCTATATGCGAATGAGAACGAAGCCGCCGAGGGGCTCACGTTCGATGCGCCTGAAGTAGCAGCAAGCTTTCGAGTCAATCCCGAGAGACGGACGATCTCCGGTCTCCTTGTGCCGTGGGGCAAGGTGGCGAAATCCGGGTTCGCAAAGTGGCGGTTCCGCGAGGGGTCGCTGCGCTGGTCAGACGTGAGCCGGATCAAGCTCAACCTTAGCCACGATCACAAAGAGGCGGTTGCCTATGCCACCCGGTTGCAGAACAAGGCAGCGGGTCTGGACGGCACATTCAAGGTCGCCCGTGGGCCAGAGGGGGATAAGGCGCTCTCCATGGCCGAGGACCGTGTTCTCGATGGATTCAGCATCGAGGTCGACTTCGATGACGAAGACGGCTGGATGCCCGATCCCGAAGACGAGGACGTGCGCCTAGTTCAAAGCGGAAGGCTCGCCGGGGTGGCTCTTACGGGCTTCCCGGCATTCGATGATGCGCGGGTCGATCGCGTTGCGGCGACTCGAAAAGGAGTGGAGATGGATCAGAAAGAGGAAGTGAAAGAGGAAGTCAAGCTGGACGCCGAAGAGGCGACCGCGTTCGAGACGGCGATGGCTCGCCTCGCGAGCAAGGTTACCGAGGCTCAGCAGAAGCTCAATACCGAGATGGCTCAGTCTGTGGGCGAGTCGATTTCAGAGGGCGTGAAGACGGCCCTCGAGAATATCGGCGACCCCCAGCGTGGTTCGGTGAAGGCAGCCAGGTACACGGTCACCCGCGAGGAGCCCGTCTACCGTTTCGACGGTACGGGTCACTCGATGGTGCGTGACGCCTGGTATGCCGCATCGCAGAGGGAAGATGATGCGATTGAGCGGTTGCGCAAGTACCGCAGGCAGACCGAGGAAGTGGCGACGCTGGTAAACCAGAACTTCCTCAGCTTCGCACCGCAGACCACCACGACCGCATCGCAGATCATCCCACCGGGATACCGACCCGAGCTCTACGTGCCGCAGCTTCAGCAGGAGCGGCCGTTCGTGGCGGCTGTCTCCCAGGGAACGCTCGCAAACGCCACGCCGTTCACGGTCCCGACGTTCACGTCGGTTACTACCGGCTCGGCGGACCACGTGGAGGGTACGAACCCCTCTGATGGTTCGCTGGCGTTCGGTACTAAGACGGTCACCCCGCAGGCGATCTCGGGTCGGTTGGTTCTGACCCGTGAGATCGTGGACGCCTCGAACCCGGCGATTGACCAGATCGCGCTCGCGGCAATGCGGGAGTCCTACAACCGCCAGACTGAGGTCAAGGTCTACACCCTCCTGAACGGTTCGAACGGTGCCGGTGGCACGATCACCGCCGGGTTCGTTCCTTCGGGTGCACAGGCCGTGACCACGGCTGGTGGTACGGACAACCAGACCCTGGTGAAGGCGATCCGCAAGGCCCTCGCGGATTACCCGTTCGCGCGTTTCGCAGCGCCGACGATCGCACTCATGGGTCAGGGTGCTACGGCGCGATTGGCTCAGGCAGTGGATACCACCCAGCGTCCGTTGTTCCCGTGGACCGATGGCCAGAACGCCTTCGGTGTGGGCAATAGCGCCATGGGTGGCTACCAGGTTGACTCGCTCCGGTTCGTTCCGGCATGGGCCAACACCGGAGTTGCTGCCGGTGACTCGCAGATTATGATCCTGAACCGTTCGGATGCATGGGTCTGGGAGTCTCCGCTGCTTCAGTTCCGGTTCGAGGAGAAGCAGGGGCCGGCGAACATCGAGCTCAACATCTTCGGGTACTTCGCTACCCACCTGTTGCGCCCGGTGGGCCTGTCCGGCATCCGCATCACGTAACACAAGCTGGGGACTTTCGGTAGGGGGGGGCTTCGGTCCCTCCCCGGTCCCCCGATAAGGAGGAACGATGGCAGCGATTACGGTTCAACCGGCCGGTACGGGATACACACCAGCCGCGGCTAGCGCTGGTGGGGATACCGTCGTGTCCGGTACGAAGGCTGGAGGCTGGGGCCTGAATACGGTTCTCGTCTATGCGGTGGGCGCTACGGCGACCACGATCACGGTCGATGGCACAGCGTTTGGTCCGTACACCTCGCAGACGGTGGTAATCCCCGTATCTGGAGGTATCTACAAGGGTCGCGTGGTGAACATCACCTACAACCAGGCGGCGAGCGTCACCGTGGGTGCGACTGAGGTCTAGGAGGACACATGGCAGAGCCCAAGGGTAAGTACGTCAAGCATGGCGATGTCGAGGAGTGGGAGTGGGACAAGGACGGCCCTGGTGTCCCCAAGCAGACGGGCGGATACGTCGTCCCCGATAGTGACTTCAATCCCACGTCGGTCGAGACCGGTGACCTCAAGTCGGCATCGGAGAAAGTGGCCGAAGCGGCTGAGTCCAAGGGCTTGACCCTGGCTGAAGAGGCCGAAGCCGAGGAGCCTAAGAAGGTAACCACGAAGACCGCCGAACCATTGACGAAGAAGTGACGTAGTGACCTATATCGCCGCTGCCGACTTCCGGGAACGGACAGTCAAGCCCTACTGTGCGAACCTGATCCTGGGCGAGACCGACGGGCTAGATGCTTACATCGACCTCATCATCGCTCAGGTGACGACGCAGGTAGAGCTCGACCTTGCAGACGACTTTGAGCCACCCATCCCTGACACCGATGAAGTCATCAGCGTGGATGGGTCTGGGTGGTCGCGCCTGTATCTCCCCCGGCGTGTGCGGTCGCTGACGACCGTGGAGACCCGATTGCTCGAGGTCTTCACGGTGCAGGCTGCCACCACATGGCGGGTGCGGAAGTCACTGAATGCGGCCGGCACGGCAATGGTCGAGGGCCGGGTCTCGGACTGGCTGGACGCCGTCAGCCTATCCACGAGCGTATGGCCGTGGGGTGCGGACACCGTTCGACTGACGGGGAAGTTCGGCTGGGCTGTGGTGCCCGATGACATCAAGCGTCTCGTGGCGCTCAAGACCTATGACCTCATCAAGGGCAATGCCGATCCGCTCTCGAGGATCGTGCAGCGCCAGACCTTCGACGCCACGATTACGTATGGCCCATCCACGGAGGTCACCGACATCATGGAACGCTATAAGCGCACCTCATTGATTGTCGGATGAGCGCCGTCGTCATCTGGCGTCCTGAACCATTCAATGCCCGCCTGATCGCGGCTGCCCGACCCGCAGCTGCTGAGGTGGCTGTGGCCGCCAGGGCGAAGGCGGCGGGGGCGAGCAAGCGCGTAGCAGCCTCCATCTTCGTTTCGGGAACGACTACAAACTTCCTCCTGGGCTCGAGGTCTCCGCTGGGTGTGCTGTTCGAGAAGGGCGTGGGGCCGCATGAGATCAACCCGAAGAAGAAGGTGCTGAAGCTGGCCGATGGTAGTTTCGTGACTGGTTCGGTGCCCCATCCCGGCATGGCCGCGAAGCCATTCCTCCAGCCGTCCCTAGCCTTATGGGCACCTGCATACCGACGCGCCGCCTCAGGGGCGATTCGTGGCTTCTAGCTGGCAGTCATTCGTAGACGCGGTCATGCTCGACCTCACGACGAACGTACCGGGATTGCGAGATGTGCGGGAACACCGCTACTCGCCATATGACCCGGAAGAGCTCGTAGCCGAAGTGGGGGAGCGGCATCTATCCGTGTTCCCTGTTGCCGCTTCTGCTCAGGAGGCCGTTCCCCTCGTTACTGGACCCGGGGGCGACCTCATCACCGAGACCTACCGCATCACGTATTGGGAACACGCGGGCGATGAATCAACGCGGGGCCTCTCGGATGAGGAAGCCGCAGCCGACCTATTGACACTCGCCGAGGATGTTCGAGACCGGTTCTATGCGATAGAGAACCTACGCCTCGGCGGCTCTGAATATGTCCGCTACATCGGGACGGTGCTACCCGAGCGTTCGGGCCAGGTCCGCTGGTTCGCAATTGGTGTGACGGCCCGGCAGTCTGTAGTTGTGACCTAGGAGGCAACGTGCGTTACAAGGCTCGTAAAGATGTCCAAGTCGGCGGAAACAACGCAAAGGGCGAAGCCGTGGGCCCCATCTCATTCAAGACTGGCTCATATACGACAACCGATGATGATGAGATCGCGCTGCTGGATGCATGCGCGACTGACCCGGCTAACCCGATCGGGTTCGACCCGAAGGAGAGTGACTAATGCCCTTCACTACCCCCTCTAACCAGTTCATCTGGGGTCTGGCAAAGCAAACCGCGGAAGGTACCCCGAATACCACGGAGCAATACGGCCTCCCCGTCTATTCGGGGCGCTCTATGCCAGTCCAGTCCACCCAGCGCGTCGAGGTAACGGATGCCACCTCACTCGCCGCAGACCCCTACAAGCAGGGCGATGAGCACTGGGAGGCCGACGTCGTGGTGCCCGCCTTCGGGGCTCCCCTGCCGAAGCTCCTGGTCGGTCTGTGGCCAACGGACACCGTGACGGGTGCGGGGCCATTCACCCATACCATGTCCGGGCTCGGTGCTGCCCCGCCCTGGTTCACGACGTTCAACACGGACCTACTCGGCGGTGCCGTCGAGGAGACGTTCGAGGCCGGCATCATGTCTGGGTTCTCGCTCACCGCTGATGGCACGGGTGGCCCGACGCGAGTGGGGGCTAAGTATGTCGGCAAGCGTCCGACCATCGCCTCGTACACGAACGCCACCGCCCAGGTTGTAGCGACGGATGGTTACTTCACGATGTCGGGTGCCGTTCTCCAATACGAGGTGGACTCGGGCACGCCTGTCACCGAGACGAACATCCAGAGTGTGACCCTCAACGTCGATCGGCCCGTGACGGCAGTTGCTACGGCCGACTCGGTCTCGGTTGGTTATCTGGCCCTCGGCAAGGTCGAACCGACGATTTCCATGACGCTGTTGATGGACGACCACGAGGCCTACCGCGCTACGTTCTTCGGTGCGGTTGCCGGCTCTACGCCTTCGTCTACCTTGGTGAAGGGTTCGGTGAAACTGAATCTCGTTCACTCCATCACGGGCGGTCATTCGGCGTCGTTCACGATGGATTCGGTGATCCTGATGGCCGACCCCCCCCAGCCTGACCCGGCTGCTAGCCCGTTGGCCGTCACCATCAACGGGGTCATCACCAAGCCCGCCTCGGGCGATCACGTCAAGCCGGTGGTGATAAACGCCATCGCTGCTGCCTCATAAAGAGAAAGCCCCCGAAGCCGGGAGGAACGGGTGTCCAATCCCCGGCCCGGGGACAGTTTGACTTAGATGCTCTTTAGCGCGTTGCTGAGTTCCATGAGCAGATACGCCGCATAGACTGTCGAGCCCCCGGCGATGATGACTGCCCACCATCCCGTCTTGTAACCCTGCACTACGGAGATGACCCCAAGGATCAATGCGATCGGTCCGAAGATGATTGGCAGGAGCAACCAGCTGATGACCGCCCCAACGATGGCCCCGATTCCCAGGGCACGTCCTGGGGTTAGGGGGGCAGACCCCTGCATTGGTGCTGGTGGCAGTGGAAAACCCAGCCTCGCCCGCAGGTAATCGGTCTTGTCTGTCATGGTCCTCACCCGTTCCTCTCTGCGGCCCCATGGCCGCCCACCCGTTCCTAAGACCACTCTACCTGACCCCAGCCCGAATGCAAGGTGTTTCTCATCACCTTCTCGGGTAGGAAGGAGACTCATGGACCCCCTGGAGCTCTTGCGCTCCCGCAATCGTTTCGATGAGACCCTGCCCTCTGGGCTCAACGTCACCATCCGTCGCCCCCGTATCCGCGACTGCATCCTGGCTGGCGGCGTTCCCCTTCCGGTGCTCGATCACCTAGTGAAGTCGGCGGCATCGACGAACGGTGATGCCCCGGCGGTGTCCAATGAAGACGCCGCCCACATGGCGCGGTTCCAGGATGAAATCGTCGCCCGCTCTGTCGTCGCCATCGAGGGCGAGCCCGTCGCGCTGAGTACCGTTGATGCTGGCGAATTCTCCCAGGAGGACTATGACCGTATCGTAGAACTGGCGACACGTACAGCCCCTTTAGCGGCGAGCCCTCAGTGAGGATGCTCGCCGCTTTCGCGTCTTCGAATGCCGGGAAGGCATTTGCCCGTATCGAGGAGCGCTGGGGCCGTGACCCGGCTGCCGCCCTCGAGCCCATTGACGATGTGCTCGCCCATAATCTGCGAGCCGCGCTGCTTGTCACGCTGGCTGAGGACGAGCCTGATGACGACCACCAGGATGCCGTTGAGGCCACCAAGGCCGCAGGCGAGAAGATAAGGGCGCTAGCCAATGGCTGACCTTGGTTCCCTCCTCGGTGCCGCTGGCATCGGCGGCGCGATTGGTCAAGCGATTGTTCGGCTCGAGCTCGATACGGCGAAGTATCAGGCCGAGCTGAAGTCGGCGCAAGCTTCAACCGTAGCCGGCACGAACACCATGGGTGCAGCTACTTCGAAGTTCGCCGGCCTGGCTCAGGCGGCATTGCTCGGAGTAGGCGTAGCGGCGGTGGCGGGTGCTGCCCTCTCAGTCAAAGCCGCGATCGAAGCCAATGAGGCGCATCTCAAACTCCAGAACACATTCAAGAACAACGAGGCTTTATCGGACTCATCTGTCGCAGCGTTCGAGCGACAGGCCGACGCCCTGCGAGACCTAACCGGCGTCGATGATGAAGCCATCATCTCGGGTCAGGCTCTCCTGGGTCAGTTCGATCTCACTGGCAAGCAGGTCATGGACCTTACGCCGCTGGTGGTCGATCTATCGGCCAAGCTGGGTATCGATCTCGATGCAGCATTCAAGGCCGCAGGTAAGGCCGCGACCGGCAACACGGGCGCACTGGCACGTTACATCGGTGCTATCGAGGTCGGCAGTACCAAGAGTGAGACGTTCACGAACGTCCTGGACAAGTTGGGACGGGCTCAGGGATTCGCGGCTGAGCGGGCCGAGGCCGAACCCTGGCGAGTTCTCGGTGCCCAGTTCGAAGAACTTGCCGAAGTGGTTGGGCAGGCCATCCTCCCGGCACTCCAGGGTCTGACCGACATCATCATCGATCTTATCCCGGTCGTCGAAGCAGTTGGTAGTGCGATTGCGGATGCCTTCGATGCTGCGACGTATACCGACATCCCGGTTATCGGTGAGGCGTTCAAGGGCCTGGGCGTAGGTATCCAGGCCGTCGGTGACGCAGTCAATACGAGTGGGGAGAACATCCGCCGTAACGGTTTACCGCTCCTATCAGAAATGAAGCAGACCGCTGACTTGGCTGCGAGTGGTATTACGAATCTCGGTGACAATGTGGATCACTTCGGAATCCTGGCCGCCGCACGGTTCGAGGACGCTGGCAAGGATGTCCGCGGGTTCGCCAATATGACTACTAAGGAGATGAAGGACTGGTCACGTGATATCGGAGACGCACTAGCGGATACAATCCTCGCACTCGAAGACCTCACTACTGAAAGTGGTGTCACCGAGCGCGATTTCATCAAAGCTCACCGAGCGATGCGCCGGGAGGCCCGAGAGACGGCGGGAGCGCTCCGTGAGATTGCCCGTGAGGATTGGGTCAATCCGAGATATGTAGAGTTCATATCCAAACAGGGACCCGACTGGGTCAGGATTTTCGCCGACTTAACCGAGACACAGCAACGCAGGGCTCAGCAGGCGTGGAAGGATTCGACCAAGTTCACCGATGACCAGAATGCTTCGCTCGAGAAGATCGGCGCCGCCCTCGACAAGCTCGATAGAGGCAACACGAAGCACACCGTTGAGATCGAGTACCGCTACATTGGGTTCGATCCCTCCAAACCAGGGATGGCCGGTAGCGCCCAGCAGCGATGAGCGGCCTGAATGTCCGAGAGACAGGCACAACCCTCGTCAAGGAAGTCGCTCGAGGGCTAGAGCAATACGATGGAGCCACTACCAGAGTCGTCGTTGAGGTCGAGTACAAGCGCGTAGGCGGAGCCACACCGGCCGCAGCACGGTGCATCGGTGTGGTGTTCGCAGCGTTCGGCTCAATGCCTATCGGCGTGACGGCAGTGCGGTTCATCGCAGAGACGCATACATGGTCCCAGCACGCCTACGGGAATGCCGTGGACTTCATGAGCTCGGGCGAGAAGCACCGGCAGATAGCGTTCTTCCTGAACGCGAACCGTGGGGGACTGGACATCGCGCACCTGCTAGCTGATCCCTATTTCCCCTCACCACTCGGCAACCACCTCAACCATGTCCACGTGGATTTCCTGCCAGCCTGGGGCGGTACGCCCCCGGGACACCCACTCTAGGAGTCACACATGCCCGAGGAAATCCCTATCAGTGAAGTTCGCCGCGTCGTCATCGAGTACGAAATCCGGGTGCCAGCTGGCCCCCCGCCTCGTGCGGTCCCTGAGACCGCGGCCCGGCCCGAGATTGACCGCGACCTGATCGATGCCATCCGGCGCGAGCTCATCCGCACCGGCTCCCGTAACTCCGACATCTTCGGTGGGCGGGCTTGACCCTTCCGACGCTGACCGTTTCTATCGGCCGACTCGAAGGTTGGCAACTCGGCGTAGCCGGATTCTCGGAACTAGGTACGACTACACAGCTAGCGACCTTCGGTTATGAGGCGGTCACGTCTCGCGTATTGGACTTCTCTATCCGCCGTGGGAAGCAACACGAGCTTGACCGAAACGAGACCGGGACCGCATCGGGAACGCTCATCAACCAGGACGGCGAGCTAACGCCGTCGAATACATCGAGTAGCTTCTACCCCGACATCCGGCCGATGGCCCCGCTCAAGATCGAGGCGACGTTCTCGGCCGTCACCTACCCCCTGTTTACCGGTTTCGTTGAAAGTTGGGTGCCGTCTTGGGAGGGAGCCCACCGGCAGGGTAGAGACCTCATCCGATTCGTTGCCGCTGATGGGATGAAGGTACTGAACCTGGCAACCGTCACCACGACGCGAGGAGTCGAGACGACGGGTGCCCGGATCGAGGCCCTATTAGATGCCATCAACTGGCCCTCAGACCTTATGGACATCGACGTGGGGCAGTCCAGCGTTCAGGCTGCAACGCTCGTAGATGCGAACGTCCTCGCCCACATCCAGGACATGGCGGCAAGTGAGTCAGGCCAGTTCTTCATCGCTACCGATGGCGTGGCGACATTCCATGACCGCTTCCATGTGACGCTGCTGGACGAGACCAACGATGTCTGGGGAGACGACCTCAGCGAGAAGCGGTATGCCTCGGTTACCCCATCCTACGACGACCAGACGATCTGGAACCGAGTCGTAGTCACCGCGCCATCGCTCGCGGACCAAATCGCGGAAGACTTAACCAGCCAGGGCCAGTTCGGCGGTCCAGTCGGGACCCGGCCGCGGACACTCCCCGTCTCGACGCTTCTTACCACGACCGGCGACATGCTCGACCGGGCGGAGTTCCTTGTCTCGAAGTACGCGAACCCCGAGCAACGTATCGCGGCACTGGCGATCGACAACGGGAGTCTCGACGACACGCAGTGGCCGCGCATCCTGAATAAGGACATCCACGACCGCATCCTCGTGCGGAAGCGACCTGCGGGAGATGAGATCTCACAGCCCAGCTTCATCGAAGGTATCCAGATAGATAACGACGCCGGCCACTGGCGCATCACCTGGAATCTGTCTTCGACCGCGCTTCAACAGGGACAGTGGCAACTCGAGGTAGCCGGTAAGTCGGAGCTCGGCACAACTACTTCACTTGTGAGCGGATAGGAGACCAATGTGACTACCACCTGGACAGAACCACCCCGCGATTGGACCGCTGGCGAGTTCGTCACCGAGTCGATTGCGGATACCCATATCCGCGACCAGCTCAAGGCGACATGGCACCTCATCTCTCGGAAGACCGCCGACGAATCGCTGACCAGCAACACGACCTTCCAGGACGACAACGACCTGCTCGTAACCGTCGCGGCCAACGAGATATGGCGTTGCCACTGGGACTTCGTCGTGGATGCCGCAGCTGCGGGTGACATGAAGATCCAGTGGACGTTCCCGAGCGGTACTCTCCACCATAGCTCTCTCCAATACCTCAACGCCAGCGATGCTTCCGTCAGCGCATTCAGCCTCTCGACGGCGTCGCCATCTGGGAGCACTACTCTCGCAGGGATCAGCGCGGGGTCGCCCCGCTTGTGGCAATTCGAAACCTTATTCCTCAACGGCGGCAGTGCCGGGACCTTGACACTTCAATGGGCGCAGAACACGTCTAGCGGCACGGCGACCATCATGAAGGCGCATTCTGCCGTATACGGCATGAAGCTCGCCTAGCTCCAGGATAGGATTCGCCCTGGACAGCACCCCCATCCTTCGGGATGGGGGTGTGTCTTTGTCTGAGCAGTTCACGGAACAACCCGACGGACGCATGGTCGCTGGACCACCCAGCGTAGCTAGCCTTGACCTGGGTAAACCGGACACGGGTACCGGGTTTCGCCGCCTCCTGGTGATTGGTTTCGCCATAACGCTAGGGATTGTGGTATTCCTTGCCGGGCGCTCTACCGCCCCTACTCCCGATGTGCCGTGGCAGGAAGTTGCGATTAGCCGAGCGGTCGAAGGCTGTCTCCCGGTCCTCCTCGTCGAATCTGTTGCGAGGTCGGAACAGATAGACCAGCTGAACACCATCCTTTCCCAGAAGGCGGCCTTAGTAAAGGATAGCTACGACGACGCCCGGAACATCGAGACCCACATCCTGCCAGTGCCCCCGAATAGCGTCATATCCAAGACATACCCCGACGCGACACACATTGGCATCCTGACCCTGGAGCGTTGTCTATGAACAAGGCAGAACGTCCCGGTCGGCCCATAACGAACCTTTCTCAGAAGACGATCCAAACAAAGGATAGGCACATATCCTTATACCCCGATTTTCGCCCAGGCAGGGCTTCTTGGACGTATACGGACCCATCCGAACCCCGACTCGTCTGGTGGAAGTAGATGGCGTTCCCAATCAACAGTACGTCCGTTCAGACCCGCGCCTGTAAGCGGGTATGCCGTGTCATGCAGAGAGTACGTGTCGAGGCTCTCATCAAGTACGGTGGGGTGTATTCCTGCCGCAAGATTTCGGGCACGAACTACTGGAGCCAGCACTCCTGGGGTAATGCTGTAGATCTGTTCCCTGAGCTTGTAAGGCACAACGATGACATCGCCAAGGCCGCCGTAACCCAGGCTACGAAGCGGACCTGGGCCAACCGCGGCCGCAAGCTAGAGCTCTCCAACGTCATCGACCACCTGAACTCTCGTGTCTGGACTCCTGGTACTGGCTGGCACCCCTACAACGGTTCGGTTGGCCCCCACGTCCACGTCCAAGCTGCGCCCATCAAGACCGGCCAACCACCCTGTGCGTGATGTGGGAGGTCATCTTTCCCTTGTTCTTCCTGGCCCTCATCGCCTACGGCTTCATCCGCCTGCTCTCCATCATCATCCCGAAGGAACGCAAAGAGCGTAAGCGCGCTCGGCAACGTAAGCGTAAGGCGGATAGCCAGGACGACGCTGCCTTCTTCGACATCATCCGCCCCATCTGGAAGAACCCGAAGTGATTGAGCCCTACATCACCGACATCCACTGTGCTTACGAGTGCAACGACCCGGTGGAGATCGTGGATATCCGCTTCTTGCACTCCTCGGATGAGTCGGGGCATGCCTGTTGCCTGTTCTACCGTTGCCTCAGCGGCCACCGCTGGATGAAAGACCTACCTCCCGACCACATCGACCAGGAGCTTCAGGAGATGTTCGGGTGAGCGTCATGTCCACGCTATCGCGCTTGCCGAATCGGCCCATCTTGTGGATGGCCACCATCTTGCACTTCGTCTGGGGTGTGTCATTGGTACTCATCCCGAACAAGGTTGCGCTCACAACCGGACTCGCCCCCTTCCGTAAATACCCGGAGGCGTTCGGTCTGCTGATGCTCGCCTCCGCCGTATGCGCCACACTCACCCTTCTGCACGAGCTGACGAACCATCAGGTCAACCGTCTCACTTTCTGGGCACTGATCCCGCAGCAGGTCTTGCTGTTCATATCGGCCTACTCAGTGGTCTTCTATGTCATCGAAGGCCACTATGCTTCGGGGACGGTGTTGCCCCGCTGGTTCATCTTCATGGACCAGCTACCCAAGATCTTGCTAGCCGTCCTCCATCCGTTCGGGGCCCTGCGTATGCACATCCCCATCTTTCCCCCAAGGGTCATCGCAGGTGAGTGACACGGGCAATGGGTCGGTGGGCCGATTCGTCCGGATCGAGACCAACCTCGACAAACTCATCGACGACTTCGCTGACTTCCGGGTGGATGTAACCCAACGCCTGACGAGACTGGAGACCCAGAGCGTGGATGAGAGCAAGGCTATCAGCAAGGCTGTTTCTACCAGGTCGTTCAAGTGGATGGTGGCCGGCATCATCCTCTCCTTCGGAGTTGGGGCACTCACTCTCGTCGCAAGACTGCTGGGGGTCTGATGGGACCCGACACACCCCCCGAACTCCCCGAACCCGGTGACGTGGACTTCCCCGATTCGGTCTTGCCTGAGGCTCACTCGGTAACGCTGGTCTGTCCCGAATGTGGCGAGCTTATCCGCATACGCGACGTACATGCGTACGTACTCTCGAACCACCTCGCGGTGTGTGCCGAGCTGGCCCTACTCAACGGAGCCGACGACTGATGAAGTATCGAACTATCCGATTCGCTTGGGCTTTCGGCCGGCTGTATGGCTGGCCCCTCCATCGCCGCATCATGTTTGCCTTAGGGTACCGAGTGCGGTTAGGCCAGCACACCACTGGGCGGGAACAAGCCGACTGATGGTTCCCTACGCTTTCCCCAGCCGCATGCCCACCTTCACCGACCCCCAACGCTGGGGCCTGTGTCGATGCTCTTGCCATGAGCAGGCCTATGAGGACGACCCGTTCAGTGGTCGCCCCGCCTCCGATGAACACGGGCTATGCCAGGCCTGCGCCGATGAGGCGTACCAGCCCTGGACAGCCACCCTAGCGTCGTTGACATGAACATCAGGACAAGCACCAGTTCGTATACCCATGTCTACGAGGAGTGGGAGCTAGTGCGGTGTTCGGAGGCTTTGGATATGGGTCATTGGGTCGGCCCTTGGGATAAACGACCAACCGGCTTCGGGTTCTGCCCACACTCCGATGATTCCTGGGGCGAAGTGGTGCGGGTATGAACCGGAGGGACCTGCCACCACCCCCCGGAGAGTTCATGACCTCCGAGCAGATCGTGGCGACCATCCGCGACCACTGGGTAGAGAACCTGGGGGCCACCCCAGAAGAAGCTGGGCTACGCGCCGAACGAGGCTTCATGCACATGCTCGCTACCGACTCCATCCGTGAATGGGGATTCTCAGATACGGGCGAGACCCTGTATGAACCACACGCGACGCCTGTTGCCCGAGCCATCGTGTACGTCCTCGTACGAGACAAGTAAAGGAGAAGGCATGCTGGATAAGATCCTTTCGGCATTGTCCGCAACCGTTCGAGACATCCTTCTGGCTGGCGTGGCCGCGGCCTCGGGCTATCTCCTTAGCCAGGAACTACCGAAGAACTGGGATGAAGCGAAGGCCCTCATAGTCGCCGCTCTTTACATGGGCCTGCGTACCGCCGTCGCCTTCGCCGTCACCCTACTCAAGTGAACGAGAAGGGCATCCGCGAACTACGGGACATCGGCCTGCACTGTCCCGAGTGTGGCTATCCAAAGCTGTCCGCGATTGACAGCTGGTGTTGGCGGTGTGGCTACTTCCTGGGTGAGGACTGGGTGCCTCGGTGACCGAGCCCGAAGAGATTCTGCACGAGTTCACCAAGATGCTCCAGGCCCCCACGGGGGATGGACAACTCAAGCGGCGAGACGGCAAGCCCTTCTGGAAGATAGACACCGACCACGAAGAGGCCATGCTCCGCCACCTCCACCGCTGGGATCGGGGCGAGCTCGTTGATGAAGATTCAGGTGCCCACCCCCTTGTGCACGTGGCGTGGCGAGCCCTGGCTCTGGCGTTTCAGGAGACCCAGCCCGAGGGCGTGGAGTTGGCCTTACGTCATGCGCAGGAACGGCGCTCTGATGCATGGCCCCGATAATCTTTATTCCCCCGTCTACCCAACCGTGCCGACAATCATCGTCGAGGACGGCGTGGCCGCGTCACTCCGGCGGCTCAAGGCGAAGTGGTGGAGGCGGAACCGGGATGCTGCCTTCGCGCTGTGGGAGCAGGCGGGGCTCGCGTTCGATGTGCTGGAAGTGGGGCCTAAGACGTTTACGGGGATCGGGGAACCTGACTATACGCCGGGTGGTGGCGTGTCGAGCGAGGTTGTCGGCTTCATCAAGCCCAGGATCATCACCCTCGTGCGGTCGATCTATAGCCCACCCGCCCCGAAGTGGTGGCCGATGGCTTGGGCGATGCCCTGGTACTCGAAGGGGTCGGCGGCGTACTTCCACCTGGAGCGACTTCGCGCTTCCGAGGCGGCTGGGGCTGCGATCTATTCATGGGACCGCACCATCTGCCACGAGGTTGGACACTGCCTCGGGCTTGAGCACGGGAGCAACGGCATCATGAGCGGAGGTATGGTGCCCAACCAACACGAAATCGACTCAGTGAGGGCATACTACCAGCAGGTTTAGCCCTAGACGCCTGCGCTGTACGGACATGTCCGAGTCCTCCACTAGACTAGACCTCTCTGTGTCCTCAATGCAATTTCGGCCTGGGCCACTTCAAGGATAGCGTTCCCGTACTCCTGCGAGCCATCGGCTACCTCACTAGCCGTCAATAATCCGCCCTGGACTCAGTTGAAACACTGCATCCAGATGAGATGCAGCCACAAGGCTTGCACCGAGAACCACAACAACCGGAAGCGGGCCAACCTTTGCCCACGCACACGCGCTGATGAACTAGCGCGTCATCGACGTTTCCGTACCACGGCTGCCGGGATGCTCACGCAGGTGCGATACGAGGCGAGGCGGAGGGGACGCGATGCCTAGTTCTGATGTGCCGTGGGCGAGAGTCACCCTCGAGATGCCGTCAGAGAGATGGCTCCGAGTATCAACCGAACTCCTCGCCGAGCTCGGTGAGTGGTCCGAGCCCGTCCGGGTGAAGGTCGTCTCCGACACCGACGGAGTGCTCAACATGATCTTCAAGCGTTTCGAGGAAACCAGATGAAACGCCTCGGGGACATCGAGCTCCAGCGTGCCCAGCTACTCAAGGCGTTACGAACGAACATCCGTCTCAAGCACTCGCTGGCTGCGGATGAAGAGATCAACGAGAAGCTGCCAGCATTCGAGAGAGCGTTTGATGCGGCGATTCAGGCTGGTAAAGCGTACGAGCTAGACATCCGGAGCGTGCTGGAGGACGAATAGATGGTGGCCTTCAAGGTCACCCCACCCCTCACGCTTGACTGGGATTTGGAAAACAGACCCCTCTCCTATCTAGGTCAGGATTTCACCACTTCTGAAATCACGGCTATCGGTTGGAAGTTCATCGGAGACAAGGGACCACCTACCGCCCTGTGTCTGGGTGAGGTCCCCTTCCGCACCATGTTGCTGGGCTTCCTCGCTGCCTTCGTCCAGGCGGACATGGTGACCGGCCATAACATCATCCGCCACGACCTACGCATCCTGAACGGGGCGCTGCTGGAGGAAGGGCTTAGTCCGCTGCCCCCCATCTTGGTCTCTGATACTTATCGGGATTTGAAGCGAAGGGGCGGCGTTTCAGGAAGCCAGGAGTCTCTGGCGAACATGCTCGGGGTCCGAGCCCCAAAGGCCGGCATGTCACAGGCGGCTTGGAGAGAAGCGAATAGATTGACGCCTGCGGGGATCGCGCTTACCCGTAAGCGGGTCACCGCTGATGTCCGACAGCACATTCAGGTTCGCAGGGAGCTATTGAAACGTGACTGGCTCCACCCGCCGCGCATGTGGTCCCCATAGGCACACTCGAACACCTGTTCTAGCCATCCTAAGCCACGCTAAGCGATTTTCAGGCTTGCCCTGGGTCCAGGTACCGGGGAATACTGCCGATGGGGGAGAATGCGGGCTTTTAGGTCGCAGGGGGGAACACAGCATCATATCCCGGATGAGCACGGGTTCGCCTGGTGTGGGCTACCACCGGGGAGCCTCAGTCTTGGAACCGCAGCGGTGTGGGCCGAAATCCCGGACCATCTGCGATGCCAAACGTGCCGGCGCCTGGCCCCATTCCCGATCCACTTCGTTCGGAAGGTTCGGGGTGGCAAAGCCCTTGCAGAACGGGTGGTAGCTCATCCAAGACCACGCAAAGGCCCACGAACTGATGGTAGCTGGGCCTGGCGTGACCCGAAAACCACGTCGAGACAGTTTTGGGGTGAACTTGAAAAGGAAAGGCCCAGGCCACATCGGCCTGTGTCATACCCCGTCGAGAGGCAGCAGCCCGGAGCCACAACCTAAACTCCTCGTCGATCTCTGATTTGGGCTTGGCTTGCGCCCGCTGGGTCATCGTCCTGCCCTCCCGGCTGTACGTTCTTTGACGTACGTATTCCTACCCCATCTCACACTCCCTGTCAAATTCTAATCTTTGACTCACCCTTGCCCCGCAACATACTTCGTGCTTGACACGGGGTGGCGACTTGACACCACCGGGTTCTGGGTGCATGATGCGCGGGATGGATGCCGGGAATGTACGAGATGAGAATCCTCCGCCCGGAACTACCGCGGGCGGATTTGACCGTGTGGCGGGGGTCGAGGGGATGGCCACCCTCCCGGCGTCCATTCCTCCCCCCGCCCACGACCGTCTTCCCTGGGCTTGTATTACTTGCGGTGGGTGGGTCCCGCATGTGGAGCGCCTGTACACCGATGCCGGCCTGTTCCACGACAGGATCAAGTGCCTCACGGGTGAGCAGTACGAAACCCTGGTGGCTCGGTATGCCTGTCGGTGCGATGAAGAAGACCAACGCGCCCATGCCACGGCCGAATTCCTGACTGGCCTAGCTGAGCAGATGTGGGGAGACGTCCCCCGCGTTAGTCCCAAGGAGAAACGGGAGGCCAACCGAATCGCGGTGGCTCTCGAACCGGGCCAATACGACTCCGACGACCTAGACCGGATTCAGGCCGTTTATGAGCAGCGAATGCGGGAGTTCGAGAAAGCCTGGGAGACCTACCCATGAACATCGCACTCACGATCCTGTGGTGGCTCGGAGCCTGGCTGTTCCTCGGTCTCCTCATCTCCCTGGCTCTTGGTCCGTTCTGGTGGGACCACCGATGAGTTGGAACGTGTGGGTTCGGTCAGATAATACCGGTGCTCTGGAACCGTACACGGTACGGCCATTCCCGGATCGTGACACCGCCCGCCGCTGGATTCGGCGTTATATCCCGAAGGCCGAGACGGTCATCCTCCCAGTCGATGAGGACCGGCGATGAGTGACCACACGCCAGGACCATGGACGCTGCACGAGGCCGATGAGCGTGATGATGATGGGACCCGGCTGTTCAACATCCATCCCGTCGAAGGGCTTGATTACATCCGCGAAGCCGAAGCCCGCCTCATCGCCGCCGCCCCGGACCTGCTGGCGGCGTTGGAGAACCTGGTCGAAGAGACATACGAATGCGACCAGGACAACCCACATGTCGCGGTGTGGTGCATCACGCATCAGGCGAAACGCTGCACCATCAGCGAGATTGAGTTGCCGAATGCCCGCGCCGCCATCGCCAAAGCCCGAGGCAGGGCATGAGGTCCGACCAGATCCTTCACCGAACCATCCAGCGAGTGGATGAGACCGTCCTGCTAGAGCAGGGACGCAAGGTGGAGCGAGGACTCTGGGACGAGAACACCCGCAACATGATGCTCACCGATGAGGAGAAACTTTGCAGCTTGCTAACGGCGAGGGTGGCAGCGGGACGCACATTCGCCACCTGGAACGAGACCAAGGACAGGCTGGCAGCGATGAAGGTACGGGAGGGGCACTACACACCCGGGGGCCATGACATCGATTGCCCCTGCGATCACTGCGAACGCGGGTGGAAGCGGCTGATGTATGCGGTTGGTGTGCTCCCCCGCCGGCATGAAGGGGCGAGCCGATGACCTTGTATCGAATCTGGCACCCCAAGAAGTGGGAGTGGCATCGGGAGGGGCGGATTACTAACTGCCTTTGTCGCCGCTATAGCGATCGTACAGCCTTCGCGACTGCCGGATGGCTCGCTGGCAAGCGTGGCGAGGACTTCGTGGTAGAGGACCGCGTACAGGGGCTCGTCTGGACCGTCACCAAGAGCGGTCACATCCATTGACTACCAAGACCATCACCCTCGTAGACCTGCCCGCCGAACGAATCAAGCGTTCGGCCGGTTGCTGGGCATGGGATGGGCGTCGCAACGACAACGGCTATGCCACCTACGGTCCGCGCCTGGTGCACCGGATGATGAAAGAGAACTCTCTCGGTCGGCTGCTGTCGCGGCGCGAGGCACTGGATCATCTGTGTGAGAACCGCTGGTGTATCAACCCCGACCACCTAGATATCTGCAGCAATGCGGAGAACGGGCGCCGCGGCGCCGAGATGAAGCGATGGCGCAACCAAATTCGGCGGTTCCTTGACACGGGCCGTTGGGAGACGAATGCCGCTGCCAAGAATCGCCGCTGGAAAGGGACGGGCGCTTGACTTCGAAAACCATCACCTGGGTTTCGGACATCGGTGAGCCCACCGATCGCCAGGTGCGCTATATCAACGTGGCCTTCGCCGATAAGGACACAGCATACATCGGGAAGAAGAACATCGATACCGCCGTCGAAGTCCACGGCCTGTTGACCGAGGCCCTGAACAAGCCCATTGAGTTCACCCTTGAGGAATCAGGGACGAACAAGCACGGCGGAACCAAGTGGAAGATCAAGGCATTCGGCGAGTACCAGCCAGCGCCATTCGTTCCGGGGGATTCAGGCCGGGTAGCTCCTAGAAGTGCCGCTCGCAACGGCAGCCCTGGTCCCCCGGAGCATGACCAGTTCATCCAGGAAAGGATGGACCGAAGGACCGCACTGATGCAGGCGGTCACGCTCCGGCCTAGCGGCGACGAGGTGTACGTATGGGCCGAGGGTTTCTACGCCTGGCTACGCAAGACTTCGGGGTCCACATCAAGCGAACAGCAATCCCCCCTTCCACAAGCAGGTGTGGACTCCGAATCAACGTCCCCGGCCGCGATGAGGGATCACGCGACCAAGGGTGAGGGAAGCAGGAACACACTGCTGGAAGACCCCTCACTCGCCGGGGATAACCAGTCGGGGGGAGTGGGCTTAGGGGAAGGGCCTGCTCCCTCCGATGCAATGTGTCCTCCGCATCAACTTGATCTAGATGTAGAAGCCAAGGCGGAACGATTCCCGTGCCGGAAGTGCGGAGCCTGGGTCAAACCGACGGTGAGTGCCGACTGATGGAATGGTCGAGCGACCGCTGCGAACGATGTAACCACGCCGATGTCTGTCACCAACAACGAGGTGATGACAATCGCATTCCGATCGCGCAGCCCTGTTGGTGGCGTGATTGTCACTGCAGCGGTTTCTTCCCGCTCCCATTGACGGACGATGAGGTACGGCTGCTGCCCACCGACCGGGGACCGGGCTGGTGGTTCGAGCCACATCCAGAAAAGGGTTTCCGGTATGCATCCGATCCCTACACCACAGGTGTCCTTTGAATACAGACACGCCACTGAGTCCCCCTCGTTCAACGACAGAGGGGGAACGACTGAGGATGTCGAAGGTAGCTCGGCAACACTGGCAAGTCATGAAGGTCTTACGGACAGAGCAGATTCGCGCTGAGAAGAGACGGCGAGGAGGGAGAAAGCGAACCCGGTACTGCAAAGAGTGTGGCGACAAGACCGAGAACGGCTGCTTCCTTTGCAGCGCATTTCTCTGCAATCCGTATATCAACGATTGCTTCGAAGTGCATGCACGAAGCATGCACCGCAAGGTAATCCATGAAGGGCACAGATCGGGAGCGGGGGCGGCCTAAACGGGCAGACATACTCCAGGGCCACCGCTAGGGACTTTGGGACTCAGAAGATGGGACACCCGCTTGGCGAGAGAGGGGCTCTTCGATCCTTCCTCTTCATGGAAACAGATGCTTCAAAGATTGGGTTCGGAGGTCCTCCTGCCCAAAGGGAAAGGGCTATGGCAAAGAAACGGAAAGCAGCGGGAGTGCGAAGGGTTCGGAATAGCGGCCCGCCAGCGGTGTGTGGTGAGTGTATGAACGTCATCGATTGTGAGTCCCTCTTGAAAGCCTTACGTGTGGCCGAATATTGGTCAGGGCTAGGACATGATGCCTACGGTAAATAAGAAGAAGCGCGACCGCATCGTTGCTCTCGAGGCCGAGGTCGAAAGGCTACGGGGTGAAGCCGAAATGCATGCCGACATGACGGTACAGGAAGTTGCACGCCTGCAAGGAAAGCTTGAGGAGACATCTCGGGGCTATATCAATGCGCGACAGCAGATAACCAGGCTGCGGGCGACTATCGAAGAGCGCGGCTTCGCGCTGACCGAAGCACGGGCCGAGGTTGAGCGGCTCCGCCGCATCGAGGAAGAGAACAAGCGGCTGAAAAGAGCGAACGAACTCCTCGGTGTTGACCTCGTGTTCTTCCGCGCCGAGATGAACCGACTTCGTCAGGCGAACAAACCAGTGCCAGCGGGAATAGTCGGTGTGAAACTGGATGAGTACCAGGCCTTGCGTAAGGTGCTGAGGTCCGCCCGTTCATGGCGCATTCACTCGACTGCGAAGACCGAACAGTCCTTGCTCAGGGCGATCAATGAATGCGACGGCCAAATATGAAGTATCGCACCATTGTTGCTGATCCACCCTGGCCCTACGATGAGGGTTGGCCGGGCTGGGGACTCTCTCGGGCTAATCGCCGCGCCCTGCCCTATCCATCAATGACGCTCGCTGAGATTCATGCTCTGCCTGTGCAGGAGTTGATTGAACCCGAGGGTTATGTCTTCCTCTGGACGACCAGCCGGTATCTCGAAAATGCCTTCGCGGTGGTCCGCGCCTGGACGCTAGTTCCCCGCCAAACGTTGACGTGGTGTAAGCCCCCACGCGGCAAGGGACCCGGGGGGATGTTCGCTACAACGACTGAGTTCATAGTCGTGGCACAACGTATAGGCCCGCGCTCTCATGCTCGGGGCACCCGTACCCTAGGTCTGCGAGTAGATACGACATGGTTCCAGTGGCCGCGTTCAGAGCACTCTCGCAAGCCCGAAGCATTCCTCGACCTTGTCGAAACTGTCTCCCCCGGTCCCTACCTCGAACTATTCGCCCGTCGCAACCGCCTCGGCTGGGACACCTGGGGCAATGAAGCCCTTGAGCACGTGGAGATGACTAAGCGTGGATGAGGCCCAAGAACTCGAATGGGCAGTACGTGAATACACGGTTGCCACCGAACACCTTATCGAGGTGCTCTCGAAACACGAGGACATCTCACCCCGTATCGATGCCGAGTTGATCGCCCTGGCGACAGCACTCACGGAGGAGTGGGGATGAAGATTTGGAGTTGCAAGATTGGTGAGGTGGATGCTGCAAGGCTTCCGCCCGGGTCGGACTTCCCAATGCGGCGCGCCGTCGAAGCGGCCTACCACGAAATCACGGGTATCTGGCCGGATTTCATCTTCTCTGGCTGGGGAGCCGAACTCGACGAAAATGAACGCGAGGTCATCTCGAGCACTGGCCCTGATGCGTAGGTAGTGACGTTTTGACGTTCAACCACCCCCTACGAGGAACCTGCAACCCGGAATGCCCCATGTATGGGTTCTGCCATTGCGGTTGTGGGGGACAGGTGAAGCGGGCTAACCGCATGGAGCGCCCGCAGGGCCGCATCATGGGTGAGCCCAACTCGTTCATAAACTTCCATCATGATCGCCGTCCCTGGTCTCACACCCACATCCCCATCAGTGTTATCGCCCCGGACCTCGTGGCGCTACTCAAGTACCGCTCTGCCCGACAAATCGCCTGGTCGGTAGGGCGCAGTGAAGCGTGGATCTCGATGGTGCGCAGTGGACAGATAGCCACGGTCCACACCGGGGTGGCCCAGCGGGTGGCCGAGCTCGCCCGCGGCAGCCGCCACATCGCAGACGACGTAGCCCGTAAAGAGAAGGGCCGTATCAAACAGGCGGAACGCAGGGCGCGTCAGAAGGCGGGACTCGCCCCCGATAGCCGAAGGGCCTGGCGTGAGTCACGCGAGGGTGGAGAGTATGTCTGCACAATCTGCGGTTCACCCCGAGTCACCCCCCATGCTCTCTATCTACACGCATTCAATGCACATGGAGACAGGAGCCAGGGGAAGAGCGCATGGGGTAAGGCGGTGGTGGCGTGAGTAGCAAACCAAAGGGGCGCGCATTCGAACGGGAGATGGCCCGTGCATTCGGGGGTAAGCGCACCCCCCTATCCGGCGCCGCTGGGGGCAATGACCTGATATTCGATGGGGGGATCTGGAATGACTGGGGATTCGAAGCTAAGCGCAGGGCGCGCCTGCCGGCGCTGGTTACCAACGCGCTACTACAGGCGGCTACGGCCCTGCCCCTCGGTTCTCCCAAGCGCCCCGCGGTGCTCATGCGCGAGGACCGGGGTAAGGCCATCTTCATCGCGTATGCGGATGATGTTCGGCAGTGGTGCGAGGCCCTGGCAGAGGTAGGCGAAAGCCATCGTCTCAAGCCCCTGGCCCGCGACCTCAGGGCAATCGCTTCGCAGCTGGAGCAGATGGCATGAGCGACCAGGGATTCAAAGACGGGGGACACAAGGACAGGCACCATCTATTCACTCGCATCTGGGGTGACATCACCTGGCAGAAGGACGCCCTATGCCATGGCCGCATGGATTGGTTCTTCCCTGAACGCAACTCAGACAACCGCAACCAGTGGCTCACCCTGGCTGATCGCAAAGCCAAGGCCCTGTGTGCCCGCTGCCCGGTACGTAGGAAGTGCCTGGAGTATGGATTCGAGGAAGAATACGGCATCTGGGGTGGCGCGATGGCTTCGGAGCGCCGTCGGGGAAGGGACATCGATGCCTTACTCGATGAGGTATTTGAGCAGGCTGTGAGACTCGGTCTTGTAAATAGAGAGGTGGCTTGATGAACGACGACTTCGAGAAGCTCGTCAAGGAAGCGTTTGGAGTCTTCGAATGGAAACTGGTACATCCTGAGACTGGGCTACCACCTGGATTTGGACCGGAACCCATCCTGGAGGCCCTCAACCAGCTAGAGGACGAGGTCGAGCGGCTACAAGAGGAACTTGCAGGCTGGATGAACGAAGACACTCACGAGGTACATGCCCTTCGTGGCAAGGTCGAGCGGTTGCAGGAAGAGCGCGAAGACTCGTTGTCTCGTTGGAATCAGATTGCTGAGTCCGAAGCCGAGGTTGAGAGGCTGGGGGAATGGAAAGCACGCCGACAGGCCGGTCAAGAATCCATTGACATCTCTCTGTTGAGGGCCGAGGTCGAGCGGCTGAGGGAGGTGCTGAAGAGCATTGCGTCAGTCGAATGGGTCGATGAGTCTGACGGCGCGCTATTGGAGCTCAAGACCATCGCCCGCAACGCCCTAGCCGACGAGGAGAAGGAATGAACGACGATATCGAAATGCTTCGCAGGCGATTGACACCCATATGGGCTTTGGAGAGGCAGGTACCGTATTGGTCGCCCGAATTGGATGCTCTCAACCGCCTTGAAACCGAGATCAAGCGGCTGCGGGCAGCGCTAGAGGACATGCTTGGCGATGATGATGTTGACCCGTATATCTTCGAGCACATGAGCGACATGGAACGGTACGTCCGCAACGCCCTAGCCGAGAGAGAGGAGAAGTAAAATGGCGTATATAAAGGCGGTTCCAGAAGAAGACCCACAGCTCGTGTTCGACAACATGCCGGTCAAGGAATCAGCATTCAAATTGACCGGGGTAACCAAGCTCTACACCACCCGCAAACTGGAAGCACTGTCCCACGTTACGGGTACATTCGAAGGGCGAGTGAGGGGTTATGGGTACGACGCGGATAGTGGGCGGCTTGTGAACGTCGTGGAAGTGCTGGATGCCACGATCGAATAGCCCTGGACATGTTAGTCAGGCTAAGCATGTGACCCGCCGGTCCAAGCCTAACTTTGCCTCGCCCGGGCGACTCGCCCAGCTGGTGCTTCAGATACGTGAAGACGCCTTAACCCTTCTGCCCATGTACCACAGGTTGCATTCGATGGGTCTAGAACCCCCAAGAGGCGATAGCGTTCACGTATCAGGTGGCGGGGTAAGCAATGTCCCCCCGGAAGTAGCCATCGAATCTGCCCAAGCAGAATATCGCCGGCAGTACGCCCGCTGGATAGGGCGCGAGCTCGAACGCACGGCGAAGACCCTGGACCGCATCAGACAAGGCCTCGAGGAGCACGTAGGCCCAGGCCCTGGATATCGTCAGTCGCGGAGCCTGGGATCGGATGCCCTTATCACCATCGATAACTTCCACGAATCCCTAGCGAATCAGGGGGAGAGACTGAAGGCGGGGATGGAATGAGTCTCATGCGAGGGGATGTCTACGTATGGTGTGATGAGGAATGCTGGCATATCTGGGCAGATTATGAGGACCACGCCGAAGATGCAGTATGGGCTGGGGATGAGAATAATCGCCGGAAGCATCCACGCGGTGTAGCGGTGCCAATAGCGCAGTTCGATGAGATGTGCCGCCGCTATGTGGCGCGATATCCAAATGCAAAGGACGCCGGCATCGAATGATTTGCCGCATATGCGGTAAGCCTAAGCGTCGGCCTCACCGTCATGGTGACACAGACCTAGCCCTACGTATCCGTTACGGACGATGGGCAGCGAAGCAAGAGCGAGAGTGGATAAGGGATCTGCTTAGGCGGGCACAGGGGCGATAACGATTCGCCCTTGACGGCACTGCCTAACTAATCACAGTGGGATTCGTATATCTAAGCCGCCCCCTCCGGGCGGCGCTTGTGTCTAGGGGGGGTCATCTGACGAAGCTCGTGGCAATCCTCGCTGCTATCTCGCTGTTCGTCATCGGTGGAATAGCTCTAGCCGACGATCCAAACGGCGACCTCCAGTCCGCTCGAGACCTGCTGGCCCAGGCTGATGCCCTGCTCGCAGCGGAGCAGGCGAAGCCCCCGGTGGTGACTACGGTCACCGAGACGATCACGACCACCGAGACCGTCACCGTCACCGAGTCAGCGGCTCCCCCACCCGCACCCACAACTGCCCCACCGCCTTCCTGTACGGGAACCGCGGTGGCTCCGGGTGGGGGACTCAGGGCAGCGATGGATGCCGCTCCTGCGGGTACTACGTTCTGTCTCGGGGAGGGCACCTACACGCTCTCGGCCAGCATCAGTGTTCAGGCCGGCGATGAGGTCATCGGCGCGGGCCGGACGCTAACCCACATCGACGGATCGGGTGTTCCGACGACGGCCCCCGGCATGTTCTCCGTCGCTGAAGATGCTCGCTTTGAGGGCATCGATGTCTTCGGGGCGCGTACTCCCGCGGCCGGAGTGACCGGGGCGTGCAGCCCAAACGCGAACTGCGGGCGAGCGTTCGTGTCCGGCGGCAAGGGAACGCTCACACTCCAGTCGATCGCGTGCCACGACAACGGGGGAAACTGCGTCGGGGGCGGCGGGACTGCCAACCTGGTCGCGGACGACCTCGACTGTTACGCGAACGGCAATGCGTACTCCATGACCCAGGCGTTCCGGTACGCGGCCTGTGTCAAGAAAGCGGCGGCCTACCCAACCGGCAATGACACCGGCAACGTGACCATCACCAACTCATTCATCCACGACAACCCGTGGGTCGGCATCTGGTGCGACTTCTGCCACGTCGGCTTCTTCCAGATCACCGACTCGGACATCATCGGAAACGGCAAGGCCGGGGTGTCCTATGAGGTCTCGGGCGGGGAGACGGCGGGTGACCATGCCTTGGTGGCGCGAAACGTCATCCAGGACAATGGGTGGAATCCGAACTCGAACATCGCTCCGACCGCGATCTCGTGCAACTCCTGCGCCGAGCTCACCATCGAGAACAATACCTTCGGAGGGAACGTGAACGCGTTGCTCACGCAGAACTCTCGACGCGGCTCGTGGGGCGACATCTTCGGCGTCATTGTGCGAGACAACGTGTTGGGCGGCGACGCGGTCAACTGCTCGGCCGTCGGCGTCAGCTGCTCCGGCAATAGCTGATGGCTACCCTGCTGATGCTCGACGGGTTCGAGCATGGTCGTGCCAGTACGTCTCCAAGTGTGTATGGCGCTACCAATGGCAGTCCGGCAACCGTGACGAGCCCGGTCCGCACCGGCGCTAGGGCAATGGAGATTTCGGCCGCTGGGGCATCCGAGACCGTCGAGTACCCCATCGCCGCCGGGAACCGCGTCGTCACGACGGCGTTCTACATCCGGTTCGCTTCGCTGCCTACGGGCGCAGGTGTGTTCGACCAGCTGTTCAGCTTCGCCAACTCCGGCGGCAACGGCATCCTGCAGTACAGCGTCGATGACAACAAATTCCGCGTCACGACCGGGTCGAACAGTACCGTGGGTGGGCCGACGCTCGCCGTCGACACCTGGTATCGCGTCGTCGTCGAATACGACACCTCTGGGGCTACCACGGTCATCCGGGCTACGGTGGATGGTGGAACGGAGTTCTCGGCTTCAACTGTTCGGGCGGCAGCAGATAGTACGAGCGCTCGGTTGGGAACAGCGGTTGCCCAGACCTACACGGCGTACTACGACGACTGGATCATCTCGGTCACCGACGGCGACTATGAAGAGATCGAGGGCTGGACGTCGCACCAGATCGAGTCCCTGATTCCAAACTCGGACGGCACACACAACATCGCAGCATCGGGCAACTTCGACTCGTTCACCGCCACGGCGTTCTCGAACAGCACGACGAACGGCAACACGTTCATCGGTCACCGCCCGTTGCAGGCAGCCAATACCGCCGACCAGGTCATCCGGCAGGACATCTCCGACACCACCGGCTACATGGAATTCGGCAACGAGAACCTGGCCGACAACACCAAAGTCGTCGCAGGGGTGCGGGCCTACGGCACCCTTGTCCAGTCAACGGGCACGGGTACGTCCCCCAAGGAAGCCCGCCTGCTGCTGTCGGACAACACCGAGGTTCTGACCACCGGCTCGCTCTCGGCGATCGACACAACGGCCGATCCAGGCATCACAATCACGATCTACAGCCGCATGACCATCGCCCCCTCGGGTGGATGGGACGGCACCAAGGTCGACGGCCTGAAGTGGCGCATCGGGTTCGGTGATGGCGCACCGGATGACAACTTCGTCGATCTCATGGTCGAGGTGGCGCAGTTCACCGCGGGCGGCGATGCCACGGCCACCCCGACCACGGTGGCGGCCACTGCAGCGGTTCCAGCTCCAACCGCCCAGGGTGCGGCGCAGACGTCGCCCTCGACGGTCGCCACCGTAGGGGCGGTCCCGGCACCCACGGCCCGATCGGACAATACGGCCTCCGCGGCTACGGTCGCAGCACTAGCGGCTGTCCCGGCTCCAACGGCTCGAGGTGCAGCGTCGACCTCGCCGGCAACGGTAGCTGCCACGGCGTCGGTTCCTGCACCGACGGCACTCGCTGGGGCTAGGACCACATCCAGCACTATCGCAGTCACCGCGGCTGTTCAGGCCTCAACTATCCAGGGTGCTGCCAGGCCGACCCCCGTAACGG